ATCATGCAAATCGAAAGAGAAGCAAACGTTATTGCTAAAGAAACAAGAAGAGGTAAAGGTAACTTTATCCTATGTTCTTCAGACGTAGCATCTGCTTTGGCTGCAGCTGGTCTTCTAGACTACACTCCTGCACTAAGTGCTAACTTAAATGTTGATGACACAGGTAATACATTTGCTGGTGTTCTTAACGGTAGAGTTAAAGTGTATATAGATCCATATGCAAGTACTGATTTCGTATGTGTTGGTTACAGAGGTACTAACCCATATGACGCTGGTATGTTCTATTGCCCATACGTACCTTTAACAATGGTTAAAGCAGTCGGTGAGCAAGATTTCCAACCAAGAATCGGATTCAAAACTAGATACGGCATGGTCGCAAACCCATTCGTAGCTGCTGACGGTACTGGTAATGCAAGAGCTAACCAATACTACAGAATCTTCAGAGTCGATGGAATCATGGAGTAAAGAATAGTTTTTAACTATTTTTTAAGGGGGTTCTTCGGAACCCTCTTTTTTTATGTATAAATACTAGTATGAGTACATTAACAAACAATAAGAACTTTTTAAACCCAGTTGGGTTTCAGTTTAAAATCAATAGCGGTAAGTATGCTAATATTGAATACTTTTGTATAGCTGCTTCATTACCATCCGTAAATTTACCACCAGTATCTGTACCTTTTAAAGGCGTTAATATATCAGCAACAGGTGATAAACTACAGTTTGAAGATTTAACACTTCGTATAAATGTTACTGAAAATATGGAAAACTATATTGAAACATTTAATTGGATAAACAATATACTACAAAGTGGAACAGCTGAAAATAATAAAGAAGATGCAACATTAATGATATTGAGCTCACACAATAATGTAAATAAAGAAATAGAATTTAAAGGTATATTCCCAACAGGTATATCTGGTGTAGAGTTTAATACACAAACTACTGATATTGAATTTGTTCAAGTTGATATCACATTCTCATACAATTACTTTGAAATAAAATAACTATTTACATTTTAACTAAAATATGGTATAATATATATTATGAATAATTTACAACAAATCTTAGAAATGTGGAAAGAAGACTCTGAGATAGATGAAATGAATCTTGATGAATCTTCTAGGAAATCCGCAAAACTACATTCCAAATATTTAGAAATCTATTCTGTTCACAAGATGAAACTGAAAAGAGCTGAAGCTGAATTTAAGGTGCTAATTAAAGACAAATGGCTACATTATAACGGCAAGTTAACACAAGAAGAAATAGATGATAAAGGCTGGGATTATGATCCATTAAATGGTCTTACAATATTAAAAGGCGATATGAATTATTATTATGATTCAGATCCAATAATACAAGAAGCACAAGGTAAAATCGATTACCTTAAAGAGACATGTGACACTCTAAAAGAAATAATGGAGAACGTCAAATGGCGACATCAGAATATTAAAAACATGATTGAATGGAGAAAGTTTACTAGCGGAATCTAATCATGGAATCCATTACTATACAAAAGAAGAATGAAGTCTTCATGCATATTAAATGTGAAGCTTCAATAGAAAAAGAGTTATCAGAACACTTTTGTTTTTTTGTACCTGGCTATAAATTTATGCCAGCATATCGTAATCGTATGTGGGATGGTAAAATACGATTATACGACCTTAGAAAGAAAACATTATACTGTGGTTTATATAAATACTTACAGGAGTTTTGCACTATAAGAAATTATACCTTAAATGAGGTTGAGAGTGAAAAATATAGTACGGTATATCAATTAGTTACACATGACATAAATTCCTTTTTATCCCAATTAGTCCTTTCTGTGAAAGGTAGTGATATAACCCCCCGCAATTATCAATTAGATGCACTCTCGCAGTGTTTATCTCATAATAAATCTCTATTACTTTCGCCAACAGCTTCAGGTAAGAGTTTAATCATATATTTAGCAGTTAGATACTTTCTAGATTATTATGATCAAAATATATTAATAATTGTACCAACTACTTCTCTAGTAGAACAGATGTATTCTGATTTTGCTGATTATTCAGAAAAAGATAATTGGGATGTAGAAGAAAACTGCCATAGGATATATTCAGGTAAGGAAAAGTTTGGATTAAAACAAAGAGTATTAATTAGTACATGGCAATCAATATATAAATTACCAGCACATTGGTTTCTAGACTTTGGTATGGTGATTGGTGACGAAGCTCATAATTTTAAAGCTAAATCATTAACCAGTATTATGGAAAAATGTACAGAAGCTAAATATCGTATAGGTACAACAGGTACACTTGATGGATCACAAACTCATCAGTTAGTATTAGAAGGGTTATTTGGACCAGTGTATAGAGTAACAACTACTAAAGAACTAATTGATAATAATGATTTATCACAATTAGATATTAAAATATGCTTACTTAAATATAGTGATGAAGTTTGTAAGATTGTGTCAAGATTAAAATACCAAGATGAATTAGACTTTATAGTACGATATGAAGAAAGAAATGAGTTTATAGTTAACTTAGCTGATAAAACATGTAAAGATGGTAATACATTAATATTGTTCCAATATGTAGAAAAACATGGTAAACCACTTCATTCTCTATTGCAAGAAAGAATAAATAATAATAATAGAAAGTTATTTTATGTATCAGGAGAAACAGATGTCGACACGAGGGAACAAATCCGTGAGATTACCGAGACCCAAAAAGATGCAATTATCGTTGCTTCCATGGGTACTTTTTCTACAGGTATTAATATTAAGCGTTTACATAACATCATCTTTGCTTCACCAAGTAAGTCTCAAATTAGGGTTCTCCAAAGCATCGGAAGAGGATTAAGAAAATCTGGTGATGGTATTAATACTACAGTATATGATATTGCAGATGATTTACATTGGAAATCAAAAAAGAATTATACATTACAGCATGCAGCTGAAAGAATTAAAATATACAGTAAAGAAAAGTTTAATTATAAGTTATTCGATTATAAGTTATAAATAATAATATATGGATAAAAACATTCAATCTTTAAATATCAGACACTTTAAACTCGTTAATGGAGATGAGATTGTCGCACTAGTATCAGTGAAAAACGACAGCAATTGGATTCTCGAAAGACCACTAGTAGTATCTTCTAATATACTCGGGTCATATCAGTTTGCTCCATGGTTTCCATTCTCAGATGCCAAAGTGTTTAAAATATTAAAGAATCATATTATTCAACATGTTCCTATTTCAGATAATGCTAAAGAGAGTTATGTCAAGTTGGCTATATCTGCTGAGCAATCAGTACCCGAGAAACAGCGTTCTGAACAGGAAATACTTGATGAATATGAGCAAAAATTGATTGACAAATATTCGGACGAAGGTGTGGACATCGAACCTGATGTTCCTGAGACTATACATTAATTTGTATATTCCCCTCCTCCGGATATCTATATTATTATACCATACTTTTTCACATATGTAAATAGCTAAAGTGAAAATAAATGAAAATAATTAAAGAAATTAACTATTTACATTTCAAGTAAACTGTGGTATAATATAATCTATTATGGAGGAATTATAATGGCTAAGAATAAAGCACATTATGTAAACAACAAAGAGTTTTCTCAAGCAGTGTATGATTATGCATTGTTAGTTCAGGAAGCTCGTTCTAAAGAAAATGAGTTACCAAAAGTAACTGATTATATCGCAAGATGTTTTATCAAAATTGCAGAAGGCCTGTCTCACAGACCGAACTTCGTGAGGTATACTTATCGTGAAGAAATGGTTATGGATGCAGTAGAAAACTGTTTAAGAGCTATCGGTAATTATAAAATCGAAACAGCTACAAGAACTGGTAAACCAAATGCATTCTCTTATTTTACACAAATCTGTTATTTCGCTTTTATACGTAGAATTACTAAAGAGAAAAGACAACAAGATATCAAGTTTAAGTTTATTGAGAAAATGGGTATTGAAGACTTTGTACAAATGGGTATGGATTCAGATGGTGCTCAAGAAACTATGGCTTATGTAGATACTTTAAGACAACGAATTAGTCAAGTAAGAACTAAAGACGAAGCAATTAAGGTATTTAAAAAAGAAGAAAAGAAAAAAGAAAAACTAGAGTTATTTATGTAATGAAAAAATTAAGTACAAAACAAATACTAAGAGCAGAGAGCAGAAGAAAGAAACTCTTTGCAAAAGAAATTAAACGTAAAGCAAAAAGAGCATATCTAAAAAGGTATTATCGCGAGATGACTTTAAAATATAAAAGAACTATGCGAAAAGCTAGAGCTGGTCTATGAAGGTAGCAATATTAAATGATACCCATTGTGGTACTAGAAACTCATCTGATATATTTTTAGAATACCAAGGAAGATTTTATACAGAAGTATTTTTTCCATATTGCAAAGAACATGGTATTAAGAACGTATTACACTTAGGTGATTATTATGAGCATCGTAAGTTTGTAAACTTTAAAGCATTAAATACAAATCGAAAACATTTCCTAGAACCTCTTAAACAACTTGGCATGACTATGGATATTATTCCTGGTAATCATGATGTATACTATAAAAATACAAATGAGCTTTGTTCACTAAAAGAGTTATTAGGTTACTTTACTTCTAATGTTAACATATGCATGAAGCCAACAGTATTAGATTATGATGGTCTTAAAGTAGCTGTTA